TAGGAGTTATAACATTAATAGCAATAAGTTTATTATTAATAGCAATACTATGAAAAAAAGCAAAGGTTTAAGTATAGTAGGTAGTAGTAGAACAAACGGAGAAAGGGATAAAAATGACTTTTACCCAACTCCTCAATATGTAGTCAAAGAATTATTAAAAAGAGAAAAATTTGATGGCGAAATTTGGGAATGTGCCTGTGGAGAAGGAGATATGTGTGAGGTGTTAATTGATAATGGATATAAGATTAGAAGTAGTGATTTAGTTGATAGGGGTTATGGAATTAAAGAGGATTTTTTTATGTCAAATTATAAATCTGATAATATAATAACTAATCCACCTTATAAAAATGCTTTAGAATTTATATTAGAAGCAAAAAAGAAAAGTAGAAAAAAAATTGCTATGTTTTTAAAAACAGTATTTTTAGAAAGTGAAAAGAGGAAATTGATGTTTCAAGATACGGACTTTCCTCTAAAAAAAGTTTATCAATTTAGCAAAAGGGTAACTTTATATAAGGGTGGTGTAAAAATGAAAAATAGTGGGATGGTTGCTTATGCTTGGTTTGTATGGGACAAAGAGCATAAAGGAAAACCTATAATTGATTGGATATAACAAAAAATAAAACTATGAAAAAAAGCAAAGGTTTAGGCGATTCAGTAGAAAAGGTTTTAAAAGCAACAGGAATAGACAAAGTAGCTAAAGCAGTATTAGGTGATGATTGTGGTTGTGAAGAACGCAAACAAGCATTAAATAAATTGTTTCCATATAGTAGACAATTTACAGAAGATGAGATTTCTATATATGAATCTGTATTACCAAGATTAGAAAGTGGTAAAATAACAGGAAGTGACCAACATATATTAGTAAAACTATACAATAAAGTATTTAATGCTAATAAAAAAACAAGTTCCTGCAGTAGTTGTGTAAAAGAAACTTTATCAAAATTAGAAACAGTATATAAAAATAGTTGTAAAAATGAATCAGATATTTAGATTTTGTTGTAATTGTGTAAGTATGTCATTAATAAAAAATGGCAAATGTTATTTGTGTGATGAAAGATTTTATGTAAAAGGTAATAATGATGATATGCACATAAGAAGAAACAAGCGTGAAAAAGCACACTAAATTATATTTAGATTTCTTTGATTATGGTGAACAAGATTTTGTTATGTGCGAAATGTGTGAACAAGATAGAGCAGTAGATATACACCACTTAGAAAGGCGTGGTATGGGTTCTACTGACAAAGATTTTATAGAAAATTTAATGGGGTTGTGTAGATTTTGCCATATAAAAGCAGAAGAAGATTCTTCATTTAATATGTTTGCTAGGATAAAACATTTAGAGAATGTATGCCATCAAATATATGCTAAAATAGAGTTTAACAAAAGATTTAAAAAAAGTGGAAATAGAAAAAATAAAAATAAATAAACTAAAACCTGCAGCATATAATCCAAGACAGATTAGCACAAAGCAGTATAAAGACCTAAAACAATCTATTGAAAAATTTGGTTTAGTTGATCCTGTTATAGTAAATAGTGATATGACAGTAATAGGTGGTCATCAGCGTTTGAAGATATGCAAAGAATTAAAACACAAAGAAGTAGGTTGTGTTATATTAAATTTAAGCAAAGAAGAAGAAAGAGAATTAAATGTAAGGCTAAATAAAAACACAGGTGAATTTGATATGGATGTATTAGCTAATGAATTTGATATAGATAATTTAATTGATTGGGGTTTTAAGCATATTGACTTAGATATTAATATAGATAAGATTAATGAAGAAAATCCATATACAGACAAAATAGAAACACCTGTATATGAACCTAATAATAAAAAACCTGCAATAAAAGAATTGTATGATATTACTAAAACTAATGAATTAATACAAAAAATTAAAAATTCAGATATTTCTGAAAAAGAAAAGGATTTTTTAATTAAATCCGCACAAAGACATTTAGTATTTAATTATTCAAAAATAGCAGACTATTATGCTCATTCAAATAAAGAGGTGCAAGAGTTAATGGAAGATTCAGCTTTAGTAATAATTGACTTTAAAAAAGCAATAGAAAATGGTTATGTAAAACTTGCAGAACAAATATCTAATGAATATAACGAAGAATATGGAAAAAATATCTAAAGAATTATGTATTCTTATTCTAACACATGGTAGACCAGATAATGTTGTTACATATAAAACACTTAAAAAAGCAGGTTGCACTTACCCTATTTATATTATTATAGATAATGAAGATAAATTTGCAAGTCAATATATTGAAAAATTTGGAAAAGAAAATGTAATAGTTTTTGATAAATTAAAAGAAAGCAAAACCTTTGATACTGCTGATAATTTTGACAATAGAAAAACAATAGTATATGCAAGAAACGCATCTTTTGATATTGTTAAAAAATTAGGATATAAATACTTTTTACAATTAGATGATGATTATACAAAATTTGATTTTAGGATAAATGGAAATAAAAAACACCCTGAAAATTATTATATAGTTAAAACAAAACTTAATCAAGTTATTCAACATACATTAAATTATTATAAAAGTATAAATGTAAAATCTATAGCTTTTTCACAAGGGGGTGATTGGTTTGGTGGTAAAAATAATTTTGGAAAATTTAAAAGAAAAGCAATGAATACTTTTTTTTGTTCTATTGATAGACCTTTTAAATTTATAGGAAGAATAAATGAAGATGTAAATACATATACTAATTATCAAAGTAAAGGAAATACTTTTTTTACTATACCCTTTATACAAATATGTCAATTAACTACACAATCTAATGAGGGTGGAATGACTGATGTTTATTTGTCAAGTGGTACATATATAAAAAGTTTTTATACAATTATTTTTTCTCCTAATTGTTGTAAGATATCATTAATGGGAAGGACTAACAAAAGACTACATCATAGAATAAAATGGGATAATGCTGTACCAAAAATAATAAATGAAAAATATAAAAAAGAATAGATTAAATTGTACAAATTGCACATAATAAAAAAGAATGGAAATAGTAAAGCACATATTTGGTTTTTGTGGTGAGCCACATTTAAACTTAATTACATTAGTTCTAAGCACACCAATTATAGTTTACATTAGTTATTATATAAAATTTAAATAAATGTCAAGAGAAAAAAAAGAAAAGCTATTACAAGCATTGCAAGAAACCCAAGGTCTAATATACCACGCTTGTAAAAAAGCAGGTAATATAAGTAGATCAACATATTATAAATATATGCGAGAGGATAAAGAATTTGCTAAAGCAGTTGAAGAAATAAAAGAAGCACAAATAGATTATGTAGAAGGCGAATTAATAAAGAATATTGCAAGAGGTAAAGAAACAAGTATAATCTTCTACTTAAAATCTAAAGCAAGAGATAGAGGTTATGCAGAAAAATTAGATATAACAAGTGGTGATAAGCCATTAACAGAACTTAAAATAGAAGTTATTGACACAGGCAAAGATTAAAACAACAAATGTATTTAACAAGGCGTTTAGGTCTAAAACACGAATTACTTGTTTACAGGGTGGCACAAGGAGTTCAAAGACCTATTCGCTTTGTCAATTATTTATTGTAAGATGTTTACAAGAAACAGGTAAAGTATTTACAATATGCAGAAAAACGCTACCTGCCTTAAAAGGTACTGCCTATCGTGATATAATTAATTTATTAAAAGAATTAGAATTATATAAAGAAGAAAATCATAATAAATCAGAACTATCATATAATCTAAATGACAATCTAATAGAATTTATTAGTGTAGATCAACCTGTTAAAATTCGTGGTAGAAAGCGTAATTATTTATGGCTAAACGAAGCCAACGAATTTACCTATGAAGATTGGCAACAATTAATACTAAGAACTACAGGGCAAATATATTTAGATTACAATCCATCTGATCCTTATTCCTGGATATATGAAAAAGTAATAGTTCGTGAAGATTGCACATTTATTAAATCAACATATTTAGCAAATCCTTTTTTAGATGAAGATACTGTAGCAGAAATAGAAAGATTAAAAGACTTAGATCCTGACTATTGGCAGGTGTATGGATTAGGTGAAATTGGTTCTGTACAAACAATGATATTTAGAAACTTTAATTTGGTAGATGATGTACAAGGTAGATTAATAGGTTATGGTTTAGATTTTGGTTTCACTAATAGTCCTACTGCATTAGTAGAAGTAAGGCAATTAGATGATAATTTATATATAAAAGAACTACTATATGAAAAGCGTTTGACCAATACTGATTTAGCAAATAAGCTAAGAGAATTTGGTATTGATAGACAAACAGAAATAATAGGTGATTCTGCAGAACCTAAATCAATAGAAGAAATATATAGACAAGGTTTCAATATAAAACCTGCTAAAAAAGGTGCAGGTATACATTTAGGCATTGATATAATGAGAAGATATAAATTGCATATAACAAAAGATAGTTTAAATGCAATAAAAGAATTTAGAGGTTATAAATGGGCAACAGATAAAAATGGTGATGTATTAAATACACCTGTAAAAGTAAACGATCATTTAGTAGATGCAACAAGATACTTATGCTTAAATAAGCTATCAATTAATCATAGTGGTAAGTATTATATACTATAGAAAAACAAATTTTTAATTTTTATATTTATTAGTAATGAAGGAAGTTAAATTAACAATACCTGAAAATTGGTCTGATATAACAATAGAAACATATCAGAAATATGTAAAGATACAAGAAGGCAAGGGAACTGAAAAGAAAAAGACAATATTAAGTTTAGCCTTGTTATGCAACACAAGTCCATTTGTAATTAAGAAAATGGCATATAAAGATTTATTAGAAATAATGAGCATAATAAAAAAGCTAATAGATACTGAACCTGATAAAGAAGAATTTAAAAAGATATTTGAATTTAAAGGTGAAGAATATGGTTTTTGTCCTAATTTATCAGAAATAAGCACAGGGGAATATATAGATTTAGAAACATATTGTAAAGAACCTGTAAAGAATTTACATATTATAATGAGTATTTTGTATAGAAAAATATCATTTAAAAGGGGTGAAAGATATGCAATAGAAGAATATAATCCTGACCAATTTAAAGAGGAGTTATTTAAAGATTGCCCAATGGATATAGCATTAAATAGCTTAGGTTTTTTTTTGACTTTAGGAAAAGCATTAGCCAGGACTTCGCACAATTATTTGAAAGCACAGGAAATGAAACAACAAAAGGCGTGACAATGCAAAGCAAATGGGGGTGGTATAACATCCTTTATAGTTTATCTAATAATATTTTAGATATAGATAAAATAACAAAATTACCAATTCTTGAGGTGTTAACTTATTTAGCATATTCTCAAGATTACAACGCAAAACAAAGAAGCAATTATGATAACTTTTAGAAATGTAGTCGGATATTTTCAAGATATAGCTAATGCACACTATATGATAAAATCTTTCCATAGTGGCTTTATGGATGAAGTAGATATTAATAAACTTGGTGCAGTAGATTATTCTATACTATATATAGAACCAGGACAAGCTACAATAAATACAGGCGTAATGAATTACACATTTACTGTATATATTTTAGATATGATAAATGAAGAAGTAGGCGAATCTACACCACCTGATGCAACTCAGTTAGTAGGAGTAAATCAAAGATTAGGAAGATTAAACACACTAAGTGAAAGCCTGCAGATTTTAAATGATGTAATAATAGAGTTTAAACAAAACCTTTATAAAAGTAGTGGCACACAAGTTAGTTATGTAAATGAACAATTAGTATTAGACCTACCAATTACTTGTGAACCATTTACTGCACGATTTAACAATCTTTTAACAGGATGGAGTGCAACACTTAGTTTACAAGTAGATAATCCAAATAGCCTTTGTTTAGTACCAATAGAAGCTAATTCATAATGGAGTTTTCAAATACTATACAAGCATTACAAAAACTAGGTGGAAATGTAGTTAAAGAAGGGCGTTCGGTATTAAGAAGAAAAAAGAAAACAACAAGTCCAAATAAATTATATAATGATTTTGACTATTTGGTTACTAATACACAAACAAGTGTTACATTAGAATTTGAATTTGGTGCTGCACAGGATTATTGG